TTACACAACGGTCAGTGGTTTGGTTGGAGTGATTCTAAGAACAAGACTTATGCTAATTTAGTTATTCATTCAGACGATACTAAACCTACTGAACAAGAATGTACTGATGGTGTAGCAGCATTACAAGCAGAGTTCGACTCTCAGCAATACGCAAGAGATAGAGCAGAAGCATACCCATCACTACAAGACCAAGCAGATATGGCTTACTGGGATAGACAAGATGGTACTACTACGCTTGATGATGCTATTGCAGCAGTTAAAGACGCTTATCCTAAACCATAAGGACTATGTATCGAACAACGAATTGAACGCTTAGAGCAAAACAATATCTAGGCGTGTAATATAATCCTTATAGTATCTTTTGCCTACAAGGCATTATGAGTATTTTATAATATAATTAGAGGTGAATCAATAGATGATGAATACACAATTTGAAGAAGTTACAGTAGATAGAGCGAAAGAAATAATTAATAGCGATAGATTTGTTAATATAATTTGGTTCAATGAAGTCTGTCCTACATGTCAACACATGATGCCAATACTTGAAAAAGTTAAAGAACAAGTCCCGGAATTTACTTTCGCGGCAATCAAAATAAAAGAAACGGATAAGCTATATTTTGAACCCAATTCATTCCCAGCATCATACTTTTTTAAAGATGGTGATAGGATTTCTATGATATTTGGTGCCGGGGTCGAATCTGAAGTTATCCAATTCCATAAAGATATAGTCAATGGTGGGATTAAAACAGAACAAGAACAATTAGATTTATTGGATTAATACTGGCGAATTTCTTACTGAGTAACTTCAAGAAAGGTAATCAAATTCGGCCTTCGGCCGTTTGCCTTGCAGGCAAATTTCCTATACTTATTAGATTTAATTATTTAATACTTATTAGATTTAATTATTTAATACTTATTAGATTTTAATTATTTAATACTTATTAGATTTTAATTACTTTACCAGAACAGGTGAGGTTTGCCGTATCCTCCTTCAACATAGATCCTGTTAATTCAGGGCCGTTCATTGGGCTCTCATCATATCGCCCTGTTCGGTTTATTTAGATATTTAGTGTCTATACCCACATCAATCTCCGGATCGTATTTAAGTGTATTAAAACAGTTGCCGGTCACTCTAACTTTTGACTTTAGGTGATGGTTCTTACTCAATTTGTATAGTTAATATTATTATAACATATTTATATTGGAAAGTAAACAAAGAATTGATATAAATAAGTATATGAAGACTAATAGTGATGATGTACAGAAATGGGTGATGGAAGCGAAAAAACATAAGAAAAAATCTTCCGGTGTTCGCAGAAAACAATCATTGCATGATAAAGGTATTGATGCATGGATTAATTGGAAAAAATAATATTGTATAAATATTATTGTAAAAAATGCATTTTACACAACAACAAACTACTTAATTAAGGAGAAATAAAATGAGTGAATTTTCAAATTACTTGGAAGACGCAATCTTAAACACTACTCTACGTGGTGTAACTTTAACAGGTGTAACACCATACGTTGCATTATTCGAAACTGACCCTACAGACGCTGGTACAGGTACTGAAGCTGCAACTGCTTCATTCCCTGCATACACACGTCAAGCAATCACATTTAGTGATCCAGCTGGCGCGAACACTACTTCAAATAGTGCTTCAGTTTCTTTTTCTGCATTTGATGGTGCTTCTGCAACTACATACACACACGTTGGTATTTATGATGCGTCTACTTCTGGTAACTTACTTTACCATACGCCTATGAACTACAATAAAACATTGACTAACGGCGACGTTATCACGTTTACTTCTGGTTCTGTAACAGTAACAATTGACTAATATTTGTTAATTGATGAATAGAGGGACTTCGGTCCCTTTATTTTTCATATAGGATTCTAATGGCTAAACTTCAATCGGTAGCAGACTTAAAAGCATATGCACTACGCAAACTGGGTTCACCAGTAATCAATATTGAGGTAGATACGACTCAAGCCACTGACCGAATAGAAGATGCCATACAAATGTTCGTTGAGCGCCATTATGATGGTGTTGAAGAAACATACATAAAAATTACTACATCTGCGACAGATGTTACTAACGGGTATTTTACAATACCTGATAATATAGTAGCAATCACCGCTTTGCTGGAACCAAACACTGGCGGAGCCAATGGTGAATCATTCATGGACGCCGAATGGCAGTTTGGTAAAGCCACTATGGAAGACCTGTTGAGCGGTACACCATCTTCAGAGACTTTTACTAGTTATGAATTGACCCTGCAATATATCGAACTAATGAATCGATACTTTACACCCGCTAGGCATTTCACACATAATAGAGCGACAAATCAAATGTTTGTGCATGGCACAACTTTTGTTGATGGTAATACATTTATTATAAAGGGATATAGAATGGTAGTACCCGATGAAGGTACAGGCTACGCTATTGACTTATTTGATGACGCTTGGTTGAAAAAGTATACCACCGCGCTCATTAAACAACAATGGGGCTCAAATTTATCTAAATATGAAGGAGCTTCATTACCTGGCGGTGTTAGTACACGAGGTCCAGAATTATATTCAGAAGCTACGGAAGAGATTAATCAATTACTTGAAGAGTTTTCGGCAACTTATGAATTGCCGTTAGACTTCACTGTAGGGTAATGGCCACTAATCCACACGTTAACTGGCAGTCCGCGACTAACGAACAAGACCTACTTCATAATCTAACCACAGAATTTATTAAGATGTGGGGAATTGATGTGAAGTATATTCCTCGCATACTTCAAAATGAAGACATCATCTTTGGTGAAGATACTATTTCTAAATTTGAAGTAGTACATGATGTGGAGATGTACTTATCATCATTCGATAACTTTGAAGGTGAGGGCGATATGTTCGCCAAGTTCGGTCTTGAAATTAAAGACAGAATGGAGTTGATTATTAATCCTAGAGAATTTACATCTCTTACAGGTGTTGATAAGCCCCTTGAAGGTGATTTAATCTACTTCCCATTCAATGAAGGGGTGTTTGAAATTACTTTTGTTGAGCATGAGAATACATTCTATCCTTTAGGCACTATTGCACAATTTAAGATTCAAGCCGAATTATTCCAATACTCTCAAGAAGAGTTCAATACAGGTATTGCTAAACTTGATGGGCTTGCAGATGCTGCCAATAAGATTAAGACAACATACGGTAATTGGTTGGCGGGTTCAGAGCCACCGGTTGGTACTTCGGATTGGGTTAAGAATACATCTTATGATATTGGTGATACTATACACCCTACATCTTCCGGTATATGGACTGGCTTATATTATACCGCAGTTGCTAAGACTGGTTTAGGTATGAGTAATATCACTGAACCGGTATGGCCTACCGGGGCAGGCTCCACCGTAGCTGATAATGAAATCAATTGGGAGGCGAGCGGTTGGAATACAGAATCCGACGCGTTTGAGTTCCAAGGTGATGATGTATTAGACTTCGGCGAGACTAATCCATTCGGGGAGGTTTCGTAATGTTGGGCACTAGTTTTTATCATTCTCATATGAAGAATGTTACTGTAGGTATCGGTACACTTTTTAATAATATTCACCTTCGTCGATTCGATAAGAATGATGTTATAATAGATGATATTAAAGTACCTGTATCATATGCTAGTAAACAAAGATTCCTGACGAAATTAAGAGACCAACAAACCGCTTCTGGTGTACAGACATTTATTCCAAGAATTGGCTTTACAATGGATGGCATATCATATGACCCAAGTCGTAAGATTAATTCTCATGGAAGGATTACTACCGGTCAACCATTCAATGCCGACACACGCAAGCACGTTTATAATCCAGTCCCATATGATTTAAACTTCTCTGTGTCGATATATACAAAGAATACAGAGGACGCTCTACAAATATTAGAGCAAGTTGTCCCATTCTTTACCCCAGAATTTAATTTAACATTTAAAGAATTACCAGAAATTGATATGATACGCGATATACCCGTAATACTCGACAGTGTGGGTATGGATGATCTATGGGAGGCTAATTTTGATGGTGGTGACTTGCGTTCAATCGTATGGGATCTACAATTAACGGCGAAGGCGTGGTTCTACCCACCAGTTACTGATAAATCGGTTATTAAGAAAGCTAAAATTCAATACTTTGTATTTGGTGAAGATGATCCTGATGATACGGACGCTTGGTTTACATCAAATGACGTTGAGGCTAAATTCTCTGGAGCGGCTGCTATGATTGCA